CTTGGTTGAATTAGGCTTTCTTGCCATTGCTCTTCTCCACGATCTCGTCAGCGCGAGTCAGTTGTTCGATTTCCGCGCGAATTTGCGCAACATTCTGGGTATAGCCGGGCAGTGGCGTCCCATCGGCCTTGGTTCGCGACTGCAGTCGCTGAATCAGCTTGTCAATTCTACGTGTTGGCGCGGTCATGATCCCATCCATCCTGTTGCGCGGCCCGAGGACCGTGGTTTCTGCTTGGCGCGGCGCTCCTGCTTCTCATAAACCGGCTCAGCAAACGTGAGTGCCACGGCGTCCCAGACGTCTGGAGACCGCACGCCTCGCTTGCGCATTGACTCTTTCGACTCAAGTACGATACGCTGCGCACTGTCATAGCGGTAAGACGGGCCGACCGCGTCGGACTGGAACATCGAGTCATCCGGCAGCGACACGCCCACAGGATCTTGAAGCCAATCACGTGAGCGCATCCACATTTCAGCGCGGCGGTTCTTGGGGCCGGGCGCCAGTTCGCCATTTTCGAGCCGAATGTCAGGTTCCTGTGGCTCCCCGCCGAAGTTGACGCCGACCACGCAGTCATCATACTTGGCGCCAAACGACTTGACCAAGTCATACACGCCAGCGCCAAGGCCGCCGGTGTCGATGAACATGCGCGCTGGGTCGTCCTGATCGATAATCTGCTTCAGCCTATTCGCAGCCTGAACAGTATCGATTTTATCGATGGTTTCCTTCTTGAGAACTGCGCGGCCTCGCCGCCAGACGATGGCGAACAGGTCATCACCAAAGCGAGCGGGGTCAACACCAATGACCAGCGGACCGATAGGCTCAGGGATATCGAACTTGCGCGCACGCAGAACGAGGTAACTCTTAATGAAGCTATCGTGTCCTGTGGCCTGAAAAGCTTCGTCCGCAGTAGCAGGGTACTCCTGCTTGAAGAGCATGGGGTCCTTGAGCTCAGCCATCTTTGCGCGGCGCCACGCCATCTGCTCCATGTCGAGACCATGAAGCTGCGCATACTCCCACTCGCTGATATCCTCACCGGCCATTTTCTCATGGCGAAGGACAAACTTCTCCGGCACGCGCCGCCGATAGCCCTTTTCCCAGAACCAAGGCGAAAAGAAAGCAATGAAGTCACCGATGCCAGCTTCAGCCTGCTGCCACCGCTCATAGAACTCTCCGGTTATTCCGTTGGCGGTAGACTCGAGGATGATTTCGGTGCCGGGCAGATCTGGGATCGCCTGGATCGATGACGCAAAGTGGTCTGCCGCATTAGGCCAGAAAGCGACCTCAGACCCGTGAAAAAGCTGAATAGTGCGCGACCGGCCCACAGCTTTCTGACCAGCGGTGGCAACGACGTACCCTGAGTCGAGTTTGTCAAAGAGGAGTTCCTTCGCGTTGGCCGCGCCGGTATGGGGCTTCAATGGCGTGTGGTCGTGGTAGCGAACAACCATGCCAAAGAGGTTGTCGGTGGCAGACTGCTCGTGCGTCAGAATAAAGACGCCGACGCCGTGGTTCAAACTCGACCTATGATAGAACCGACCACCGACGTAAGTGGAGAAGCCCTGCTGGCGCGCCTTTAGTATGAGCGCACGCACCTTGCCCGTCTCGCGCTTTTGCTTCTCCAAGGCCGCGTGAAGCTGGATCTGCGCGTGGTTAAAGGCGAATGGGAGCAGCTTCCCATCCTTGCCCTTGATCTTCAGGCACGCGGGCGCGTACTTCGATAGGTCTCCGCGAAGTTCCGCCAGAAATCTCAGCTGCTCCGCCTCAGTCACGGTCCGTAACTCGGCTGCCCAGAGCCTTGGCCCTGCTGCCCACCGCCCCCGAAGTATTTGCTCACAAGATACGACCCTGTATCCGGCCCGACCGTGGTGGGAATCATTTGCTGAAGGCCCGGCGCGCCGCCCTGCTGTCCCTGGAGCTGAGACCCGGACGCCAGAGGATTCATCGGCTTCGGACCCAGAGCATTCTGAATACCGGAGCGCACGTCCTGCCGCCAGCCGTTGACCGTGGACCCTATCTGGTTGAGTGTATTCATGAAGTCCCCCATTACTGGTACTCCGGTGACTGCGCCATGGCTGCGCCCTTGGCTGACGAGTTGGTGGGCGGCGCGGCGGGGTTAACGCCCTTCATGGGCTTCTTCTTCCGCATCAGCGGGCTGACACCCGACTGCGGGTCATTCATTGAGTTTGCGTACTTGCCCATCACTCGTCTCCTTCGTCAGTAACCACGCGGGCATCCAGGTCAATCAACATCGCCTCGTGGCGCCCATACTCAAGCAGATCATGCCCGACCTGTGCGGCGGCATCCATAACCGAGTGCCCGGCGCTCCCTTCTTCCGAAAGCTTCTGCAGAAGAGTCTCCAGAGGAAGCGAGACCGAAGCCTCCACGCTTTCCTTGGGAACCAGCCGCGCCCACAGTCGATAGAACTCCGTGGGGTTCGCGCGGCCCCAGACCACCAGCGCGGGCACGCCGCCCATAAGGTCGAATGCTTTGGCGAGATTGTCACGAGCAGTGACCGTGACTCTCGGGCTCGCGCGGCCCCCTGCTGCCTTCTTGGATTCCTCGATGCCGAGGCGCTCTTTTTCGACTTCTACCAGCTTCTCGAAGTCCGTGGTACCTTCGGCGGCCTGACTGGCCATGGCGAGCGTGCGCTTTTCGTGGCGGCGGCGTGCGCGCGACTCTTTGCGGGCTAGTCGCCTCGCCTCGTCGGCTTCCCGCTCTGCCTTGGTAATGAAGTTCTTTACTGCGCGTGCCACTATGCTTCTCCGCCCTGTAAGATTACGAAGACTCTCCGGTGCTCCCCTAAGCCTAGCCTTCTCCGGTGCTCCGGCTAGAAAGTCCTACATAGAAATTCACCTCGAGCGCTAATCGTAGGTACCCCTATCATAAAGCGCAGCCGCGCGCCGCAACCCTACCCCCGCCCACCAGTACCTGAGCCCCTGAGCCATGAAGAGAGCCCGCCATGGTGCGAATACGACTCTTAATCATCTCTGTTAACCATGATGATTAACCAAACTCAGTAATCAACTAACTCATTCAAACTAATACGGAAATCGTATTGCCTGAGTCGCTGAGATGCTCAGGCGTTTACTCTGCTCGGCTTCTCCGTGGCTCAGTGCGTCGTGTCATTTGAGTCTAGGCTTCTCCGCTGTTCTCATGGCGCACCTATAACAAGATAGTTAAGACTTGACCAGATGAGGCGCAAAATGGGCCGCGTGAGATGGGCTAAGTACCGGAGAACCCTAGCAATTTACGGTTACGTTTCAACTCATGGGAAGTGTTAACTCTATTCAATCCGGAAAACCGGAGCATTTGAGTGATTAATTAACACTTAACACTTATTTACCTTTCTTAGGGTTGAGGTCAATTAAAAGGTAAATATAATAGGTATTATTGTAGTTAAAGGGGGGGTATAATGGCAATTGGCTGTTAAACTGTAATCCGGCTCAAATACTCGGGGTTTTGGAGTAACAGATGCCTAGACACCTTACGTAAAGGATAGTGAAATGATTAAGAGTCCAGCAGAAACCGCCAGATTGTTCCGTGAACTCAAGGCATTCTTTGAGGGCGATTACCCTAAAGATCAGGCCACTTGCGCCTATTTCGTGGCGGAAATCACGGCCCTCCAGGCAGGTGCAACCGCCAAGCCCGGACCAGCGCCTAGTCGGCGATTTACAATCAGCATAGGCGGACAAGGCTCGTGGGAAGTGGTCGGCGCGCTCGCCGCCTATACGGAAGTCGTAGAACTGTATGACCAGAACCCTGCCAATGGGCGCGCCTTGCAATACAAGTCGTTCACTGTCCAGCTAAGCCAAGGTGGCGGGCAGTGGACAAAGCGATTGACCGACAGCAATGGCAACGAGGTGATCATAACCGTGCAACGAGAGGCACTGGGTGCGGACCAGTACGTTAAGCGCGGCAGACCAGCCAAAGAAAAACAGGCAGAGGAGACGAAAACTGGCACGCTTATTGCTACGCGCGGCGCGCGCTCGCGGCCACAATGACTTAGCAAGGTTCATGCCAAACGCGAATGGCGGAGTTTACGAGATCCGTCCTGATAAGGGTAGCTTGGGACTCCGCTTTTCTCTACAAGCCGACTTAGAATTCGTTTTAGAGAATGCCCGGCAACCAGCCTGGATTACCGCCCGCCCATGCGCCAGCCGCGCCAGCCAACTGCACCGGCGGCGCGGCGCACCCGCGCACACGTAGCAAGACCCATGCCAAACGGAGTGAAAGAAATAATCCGCACGGAGAAAGATTTTAATTGTTTGTTACCGGTTCACGGCTTAGACAGGTTTCAACGGGGCAACGTCCCGCCGCCAGCCCGGCCAAGGGCGCCGCGCAAAACGCGCTAGGCGTTAGTTCCGTGCAAGCCCGGGACCTAAGGCCCACTGACATCAGGTGGGCGGATACAGGACCCTTGCGGTCGCTTATGGGCACTAACCCATGGGCGACCGCAACGATTCTGTTGCATACGGAGTAATACAAAATGGCAAAGTCAAACGCAAACACTGCAGTCGCCGCTACCGAAGCGAAGTCCACGTACCTGGAAACGCCGAAGGCGCAGCGCATGGCCAAGATCAAGCGCGAACTGGCCGACATCGGCAAGGAAACTGGCGCCAAGTCGGTTGCTGAACTGGAAGCCGCGAAGGCCAAGAAGCATCCGACGCAGGCGGCGACGCCTGGACTGGCGCGCGGCCTGAAGTCCACCGACGCCCCGCATTCGCAGAAGGCTGTCAAGGACGCCAAGTCGGCCGCTTCGCCTGCCAAGGCGACCACGAAGACCGACAAGGCGCAAGCGACCAAGGCGGCGAAAGTCACCGCCCGCGCCGAGCGCGCTGCACCGAAGGCCGGAGACACCCGGAAGATCACCATCGTGGACAAGAAGTTCACGTTCGGCCGGGAAGGTTCGGCGCGCCACGATAGCTGGACCGCCTGCACGACCAGCAAGACGGTCACCGAGTACCTCGCCAAGGGCGGCAAGGCAAAGTATCTGCCGCGCTGGGTCGCCGCCAAGGTGATCACGCTGGCCTAAGTCCATGCTTCTTACCGCCCCTAGCCGAAGCTAGGGGCGCATTGAACTATGGAGCAACGAATATGAACCTGCCAACCGACGAGGAGATTGCCGCGCGCCTGGAGGCTATGCGCCAGTATCACATTCGCGAGACGGCTCGCGCATACAACGACCACGTTCGGCGCGTCCAGTTAGGCCGCGCTCTGCCTCTGCGCCCTTGCGCATAACCTGGAGACTACCATGACCGAGTCCGAAGACATCGCAGCACGGCGGAAGGATCTGCTGGAAGCCGGATATTGTGCCCCAATGGCGACCGCGCTGGCCGAGCAGGGCCAGAGCGCCATGACAGCCGCGTCGCTGAGTCAGTACGAGGCGCTGGACCTGTTTCTCACGTGGGAGGGCATCATCGGCTATACGTCGCTGATCGTACTCGCCGTGGACAACGTCCGCACCTTGCACAAGCGGTGACAAACGACGCTGGTCAGTCGGCCCATTGCGCGGCATACTGGCCAGCCACAACAAGGAGCCCACTATGTTGATTCCCACTGGCCTAGCGGACTCGGTTGCAGAGATTGCCGCCGACCTGCCCGAGGCCGTCCTACGCCAGATCATTCTGGCCCTTGCGCCCCGTGCGCCTGTCTCCACGCGTGAACCCGCCATGGCCGAGACCATGCGCAAGCTGAAAGTCAAGGCGCCGCGCGCGAACACTGGCCGCTTCCGGGGCGGTCCTCAGCTCAGCAATCGGCACCGACCGGGGACGTGGCGCTACGCCATGATCACCGCGTGCAAGCGAGCGCTGGCCAGTAGCGACACCACTGACGCCGCTTGCAGCGAAGCGCAACGCGTTCTGGAAAAGGACTTTCCGGATTTCGCCGAAAGGCGAATTGAATGGCCATTCCTGGCCGAACGTGAATACATCATTTTTAGCTAAGGAGAAATGACATGGGAATTCGTGCAAACACATATCCGGGCGTCTGCCGCGATTGCGGCGCCCGCGTGGAAGAGGGTGCGGGTCGCATCGTCAAGGACGAGAACACCGGACGCTGGATCACCTATCACCTGCCCGGAGAATGCCCGGAGGCCAGAGTGCCGACCAAGCCCGGCATCGACGATGGCGCCGCTGACAAGGCGGTTGACCGGGCCATTGGCCTGATTGCCCGCCAGTTCATGACGCTGGTCCCCGCGCTGGTGGAGGAGAACCTTGCGCTGGCCAGCCGCGTCGCCGCTGTCAAGGTCGGCACCATGCCGGAAATCAAGGTGGACGTCGGCCATCACAAGCTGGAGGCTGTCGTGCAGGCGGTTGTCGCTGGAGTGAGCCCCATGCTCGTAGGTCCGGCGGGCTCGGGCAAGACCACGCTGGCCGAGCAGGTCGCCAAGGTGATGCACCTGAACTTCTATATGGCCAGCCGCGTGACCAGCGACTTCAAGCTTCTCGGCTTCGTCACTGCCAATGGGGCCATCGTGCGGACGCCGTTCCGCGAGGCTTACGAAAAGGGCGGCATCTTCCTCTTTGACGAGGTTGACGCAAGCGACCCCGACGCACTCACCGCTTTTAACGCGGCGCTGGCCAACGGACGCTGTGACTTCCCTGACGCTGTCGTGGTCGCGCACAAGGACTTCCATGCCATTGCGGCTGGGAACACCTATGGGCGCGGCGCTGACCGCCAGTACGTCGGCCGCAATCAGCTTGACGCTGCGACGCTGGACAGGTTCACCATGATCGACATCGATTACGATGAGTCGCTGGAACTGGCCCTCGCTGGCAACGCTGACTGGACGCGGCATGTTCAGTCGGTGCGCAAAGCGATAGTCAGCACTGGCGTCCGCCACATCGTTTCGCCACGCGCAAGTATAAATGGCGCGAAGCTTCTCGCCGCCGGTTGGGCTCAGGCCGAGGTTGAGGAGGCGGTGGTCTGGAAAGGTCTGGATGACCAGAACCGGTCGCGTGTTCAGGCCAAGCTGGTGATGGAGAAGGTGCGGTGATCATAGAAATCACAGACAAGTCGTGGCTTGGCCACGCCGACAACCTGCGCGACATCGTGCAATGGCTGGCCGACACGCGGCCGACTTGGCCGACCAAGGCGTCCGTCAGCAACCCTGCCAATCAGTCGTGGGACTTGAACACCGACTACGCTAAGGCGATGCAGTACGCTCGCGATGGTTGGGACGAGGGTGTTCGCAAGCTGGAGGCGCTGCAAAGCAACGACCCGACCTACCTGAAGCCGGTCAAGGCGTACGGAGTCATGGGAGACCACGCCGACATCGGTCGCTATGTTACGGGTGATCCTTTCAACATGGTCCGCCGCGTCAAGGAGCGTGTCGTGAAGCCCGCCGTGACGCTGGTCGTCAACGTCGTAGCATCCGCTGGCGTAAGCGCCAACGAGATGGCGAACTACGGCTCGGCGATGGCCGTGCTGGTCGATCGGCTGGAGTCACGCGGCATCCGCGTTGAACTTTACGGGGCCATCACGATCGATGGCCTCAAGCGCAAGTTCACATTCACGTGGAGCATCAAGCAAGCCGACCAGCCGCTGGACATGGCCGCGATTGCTTTCAGCCTCGCGCACCCGGCGATGTTCCGCCGCCTGCTCTTCGCTGTCATCGAGCGCACCGAGCGGGACATGGTTCACGGCGGATACGGTTATCCGGGAACCACCGAAGCCGGGTTCAGCCTTGTGCCGGACCGCACCGCGCTCTATATTCAGGGCGTAGGTCAGCAGTTCACAAAATGCACCACGATGGCCGCCGCGCTTGATCTTGCCATGAAGCAAATCAACGAGGCTTCGGTCAAGGCTGGCGGCGAACGGCTGGCGGAACTGGAGGAGGAGTATGTCTAAGCCGCACAAGGCGCGGCGCGTGACTTATAGAGTCAGGCGCTGCGCCGAAGGCTGGCTCCCCGTCGTGCTGATTGGGGAGGAGCCTTGGGTTATGTCTGCGCTTCCCAGCAAGCGCGAAGCAAGCGACCGCGCCAAGCGCGAGGCCGCAAGGATAAAGGGACCAGCATGAACTTGTTCGTAACTCACACAGATCCGCTGATTGCGGCACGTGATCTTGACGATAAGCGTGTCATCAAGATTGCGCTGGAGGCCACGCAGATTCTGTCCGCCGTGCTTGACGAGCGCGGTGTGACGGGGTTTTACCGCGTCACGCATAGGCGACACCCGGTTACTCTGTGGGCCGGACGCCGTGCCAGCCATGCCCGGTGGACCTTGCGCTATGGGCTGGCGCTGTGCGACGTCTACACGTCCTGGACTGGCCGAACCCACGCGTGCCAGCCGGTGCTGCGCGCCATGCGCCGCCACTTCCGCTCACCGCTGGAGCCGCTGGAGTTCCAGAACAGCGCGCGCGGCCATGGGTTTGACTTCAGCCACCTGCCGATCACCAACGCCTATCGCGCGTATCTGCTGGCACGCTGGCCCACCGACAAGCGAGAGCCGATCTGGACTGGTCGGCCAGTTCCGGGATGGGCGCTGTGAAGAAGCAACCGACGCGCGCCGCTGTCAAAGCCGTGGAGCTCTTAGCTGATGTGGGCAAGCGACGGAGCCCACAAGAGATTGAACTGCAATGGCGCAAGAAACTGCGCATGATGGAAACAGGAGAATTCGATGGCTAAGGCAATGAATCCCGAATACTACGAGGCTGCGCTCGCAAACGCGCAAAATATCATACAGGCTCAAGCTGAGCGCATAAATGAGTTGGTCGCGATGGTGGAGGAGCTGACCGATAAGCTGGAAGAACTTGAGGACAGCCCGGAGCAGAGTCAAAGCAACGAGCAGCGGGCCAAGGACTTCTCTGATAAGTACGGAGAAGACAAGGCGCGCGAATTCGACGCCATAAAGAAGTTCACAGAGAGAGTTGAAAAAGCGCAGAGAATGAAACAGATACCTGTGGACTGGGCTCCCGACGAGGGCAGGTCCCGTATTCTGGTGACAGTCGACGAGCGCTTTGATACGCAATGCGTTGAGGTCGGCGTTGCGCTCAAGGGCTTCCTTGGGTTGGGCCAGCACATGCTCGGAGTCTTTCGGCTTGACCAGCAAGCGCAGATGTCCATACGGACGTACCGGGGCCAAGAGCGTGACGCCTACCTTGCGGCGCTGGCGCAAGACTTCACCATGAAAATCAAAAACGAGTGCGGCTTGACTGGAGGTCAGGCGGCGGTGGTACTCGGCAAGCTGCAAGAGAAGCTGGTCAAAACATTCAAGGGGTATTGATAAATGGACTGCAAACACACGAACGTCAGCGTAGCCGATAACGGTGAAGCCCGCTGCATGAACTGCCGGACCGTGGTGAAGCCCGCTCGGCAGGTTCAGCCCGCGCCCGCGTACTACCGTTATCTGGAAGACGCTCGGCGGCTGGGCTGGCGCGATGTGGGAGATATGCCCCCGCTTGAAGACGCCTACTATGCCGCGTGGGCCAGCCCCGCAGGCGGTCGCTGGATCGTGATGCGGATTGAAGCCGGTGGGATGCTGCCCCCACAGGCAACCCACTGGCATAGAGACGCGCTGGGTCTGCCCCTTGTGCCCTAGCGCCCGGCGTGCTAGGTTGCTTACTCTTACCCGGCTTGCCTGTTAATCAGGCAGTCGGTTTTGCTTTGGGTCAGTGGGGTCACGATGTCTAAGAAGGGCGAATGGAGCAAGCTGGGAAAAGACAAGCTGCTCTCAAGTGGTATCACAAGTTCAGACGGCACCGCGCTCGGTATGTATGAAGTGGTCAGCGCGGCGCTCTTGCATAAATCCTTTGAGGCGCGGCCCGCGCTGGTCATACCGTACTTTGATGTTGACAAGAAGCCGCTGGAGAGCCGCCCCGGTTGGGGTCAGTTCTATCGCATAAGGTACCTAGACAAGCCCTTCGGCTTCAAGGAGGCCGCTGGCGAGAAAGGCCCCAAGTATAAGCAAGAGCCGAACACTCGCGCTTGCGCCTACTTCCCAAAGTCCATTGAATGGAAGAGCGTAGGCGCTGATACCGACCAGCCTATCATCATCACGGAAGGTGAGTTGAAAGCCGCCGCTGGTTGTCAGGCCGGGTGGCCGTGCGTCGGCCTCGGAGGCGTGTGGTCCTTCCGGTCAGCAAAAGACGATATGGTCATGCTGCCGGAGATGCACAAAATCGTGTGGCCCAAGCGCATCGTCTATCTGTGCTTTGATAGTGACTTCGTAACCAACGCGAATGTCTGCCTTGCCATGTCGGCGCTGGGCGAGGCGATGCAGAACCTTGGCGCGCTGGTCAAGTTCATAACGCTGCCCGGCGCTAACGATGAGAAGGTAGGGCTGGACGACTTCCTGCTGGCCAACGGCGAGGAAGCCTTTGGCGACCTAGTCAAGCAAGCGCAGAACCTTGGCATGACCTCAGCCCTATGGCGCATCAACAAGGAGGTCGTCTACATCGACAACCCCGGCCTCGTGATAAGCGTAGACGACATGCAGAAGATAGCGGTCGGTGCCTTCAAGGAGCATAGCAAGTGGGCCACCGAGTCCACCTTTGAGGCCCGCCTGCGCCCCAACGGTACGACACAGAACATGGTCGTGCCAGCCGCGCCGGTTTGGATCAAGTGGCCATTTCGTAGAACGGCTCGTAAGCTGACCTACGCGCCGGGCGAAGAGCTCATGACGCCAGAGGGCGATTTGAATATGTGGCGGGGCTGGGGCGTCAAACCCAAGAAGGGCACCGTGGACCCCTGGATCAAACTCACGCGGTTCATATTTAGCGAGTGGACGCAGGAGCAGCTTGACTACTTTTATGACTGGTGCGCGTACCCGATACAGAACCCCGGCGCGAAGCTGTTCGTGGGCGTCGTTATTCACGGCGTAACGCAAGGGACCGGCAAGACGCTCATTGGCTATACGCTGGGCCGCATATACGGAGAGAACTTCAAGGAAATTACCGACGACGATCTGGAGGAAACCTTCTGGGCCGAAAACCGCCAGTTCGTACTCGGTGATGAAGTATCGGGCAAAGACAACCGGCAATATATGAATACGCTGAAGCGGCTGATCACCAAGGACACCGTAACAGTCAACATCAAGTTCGTGCCGCAGTTTGAACTGCCCAACCGCATGAACTTTCTGTTCACGTCCCAGCACGGCGACAGCTTCTTTCTTGAGGATAAGGACCGCCGCTTTCTGGTGGCGGAAGTTGAGGGCGACCCCATGCCGGAGGCCTTCTACAAAGAGTACGACAAGTGGTATAAGGGCGACGGAGCTGGCCATCTGATGCAATGGCTGCTGGACCGCAAGATCAACAAAAACTTCAACCCCGCCGCCCCGGCTCCGCGCACCGCCGCCAAGGAGCGCATGATCTTGTCGACCAAGGGCGAACTCGGTAGTTGGATTGCCGAACTGGCGCAGTATCCTGAGCAGGTATTGCTCTTTGGCGATATGCGCCACACGCGGGACTTGTTTACGACTAGCGAACTGCTGGGCATGTTTATGAACAGGCATCCTAACTCTACCAAGGTCACAGCGGTTGGGCTAGGGCGCCAACTGACCGCAGCCGGATTCTATCAGGTATCTGGTGGCCAGCCGCTCAAAACGCCGGAGGGTACGATGCAACGGTATTTCTGCGTCAGGAACCTAACGACATGGAAGAAAGCAACGCGCAAGGCGCTGGAAGAAAACATCAAGAAACAGGCGGTGAAGAAGTGATTGTCAATACGCGCACGGCTCAAGAAGCCGCCGATCTGCTGCGCCTGCCCTTGCCCGAAGTCACGGAGCAGACTGTGGCCGCCGCATACAAGGCGCGGGCACGGCAGACCCATCCGGACATGGGCGGCTCGCTAGAGGCCTTTGCGCAAGTGGACCGCGCGAAGCACCTGCTGCTGGAGTGGCTTCGGCGGCAGAGCCCGCCTGCGCCGCCCGCCGGACACAAGCAGAAGTGCGATACTTGCGCTGGCAAAGGGTATCTGATGCAGATGCGCGGAATTCGCAGTATGCGCGTCATGTGCCCCGGCTGTCGCGGCACTGGCGAAATGGATGTTGAACAAGAGAAAGGAGACCAACATTGAAACCCATGCTGTCAGCCACGTTCACTCCGGGCGTGCATCAAGTTCGCTTTCCGGTGCTTATCAGCCCCAAGCTGGATGGCATTCGGTGCATCATTGATGCAGGAGGCAGGCCTCTAAGTCGTAACTTCAAGGAGATTCCGAATGCGTCAATTCGCCAGACTCTTTCTGATCTTGGCCTACCTGCTCTTGACGGTGAGCTTGTGGTCGGCTCTGCTACTTCGCCTGATTGCTACCGCACGACAAATTCGGGGGTCATGAGCCGAGACGGGGAGCCCGACTGGTGCTTCTACGTCTTTGATGTGCTGACTGGCACCGGACGTCCGTTCAAAGAGCGCATTCGCATGGCGAAGAAAGCCGTGCAAGACGCCCGCCACAAGCGTATCAAGATCGTGCCGCACGTGATGGTCGAAAACGAGGACACTCTCATACGCCACGAACAGCAGTTTCTGCGCGAAGGCTTTGAGGGCGTCATGGGCCGCGACCCCGAGGGGCCGTACAAGTTTGGCCGCGCAACCATGAAAGAAGGCTGGCTGTGGAAGTTGAAGCGGTTCACAGACGGCGAGGCAATCATCACAGGCTTCGCGGAGCAGATGCACAACGGCAACGAAGCAACAGAAGATGAACTTGGTCGAACCAAGCGATCCAGCCACAAGGCGGGCAAGGCGGGCAAGAATACGCTCGGCGCGCTTGCTGTGCGTGACGTCCGGACTGGCGTTGAGTTCGACATTGGGACCGGCTTCACTGACGCAGAGCGCGACGCCATCTGGGCAGGTCGCGTTGACTGGCTCTCGCGTATTGTCAAGTATAAAAGCTTTCCTCAGGGCGTGAAGGACCGCCCAAGGTTTCCTGTGTTTATGGGGCTGCGTCAAGACATTTAACGCTTGTGCGTCTACGCGGGGCCGGGCATAATAGAACCGTTGCGGCCTAGCCTGCCCTCCGGCCCACCCCAAGGCCGGGCCGCAACCCCTGAGCAACTGAGAACCTAAGGAACTGAGAACCATGGCACTGAAACTCCCCAAGACGCTGGGCGCCTGCGTCGACCTCTACCTCAAGCTGCGCGCCGAGCGGTTGGCGCAGGACAAGGTGGCCAAGGACATCAAAGCGCAAGAGACCGAGGTCTCGGAACATCTCATCGCACAAATCGACAAGCGCGACGAAGGGGGCGCCGTGGGCAAGACCCATACCGCCGTGGTGAAAACCACGGACAGCTACCGCGTGGAGGACTGGGATGCCTTCTACGCGCACATTCGCAAAACCGGCGATTTCCAGTACCTCAACCGCGCCATCAATCAGGCGGCGGTGCAGGAGTTCGTCGACTCGCAGGAGAAGCCTGCTGGTAAGAAGGGGCTGAACTGGAAGCCCAAGCTGCCACCCGGCGTCGGCCGCTTCCCCATTACGAAGCTGTCGGTCACCAAGAAGTAACAAAGGAGCACATATACCATGGCACGTAAACCCACCGCAACGACTGGCACCGATATCGCCAACTACGACGAGGAACTGGCGCGCCTTGCCGGGGCCACCACGGCACTGACCAGCGACGGCGGCGGAGGCCGCTTCTTCAGCACTCGCGCGGGCGTGCTGCAATATGACGACACGCCGATGCCGGGCAATCAGATGTGCGTTATCATCGCGGCATGGTGTCTCGAAAACCTCTACTACGAGGAGTCCTTCGACGCCGACAACCGCACGCCGCCCACCTGTTTCGCGTTCTGCAAGGACCCGGACGAGAAGGACGAGATGGCGCCGCACCCCAGCATGGAGGAGCACCCCGACACCTTCACCGCGCAGAACGATACCTGCAAGGGGTGCCCGCAGAACGAGTTCGGCTCGGCTGCCAAGGGCCGGGGCAAAGCCTGCGCCAACCGGCGCCGACTGGCGTGCATTCCGGCGGGCACGTATAAGAGCGCGGGGCGGCATGGGGGCTTTGAACTGGAGCTGATCAACGACCCGGACCACTTCCGCACGGCCGAGGCGGCGTTCTTGAAAATTCCGGTGATGAGCGGCAAGGGCTTTGATGCCTACGTGCGCGATGTGGCGGAGCAGCTTCGCAAGCCGCTGTTCGCAGTCTACACTCGCGTCTATCTGACGCCGGACCCCAAGTCCCAGTTCAAGGTCAACTTTGAACTGATCGAGCCGGTGGAGCGTGAACTTATTCCCACGCTGCTGGGCCGGTACAAGACCGAGTACGAAACCATCGACTTCCCGTACCGCCCGTTCGTAGCCGACGAGGAGGAAGCGGTCAAGACGACCGCGTCCAATACCAAGCTGAAAGGCCGCGCGTCGGCACCTGCCAAGGCTCCGCCACGGCGTCAGGGCCGCAACAAGTAGAAAGCTACTCAACGGTTCGCTCTGGGGCTGGGTTGATTCCCAGCCCCTTCTTGTCAGGAGTTAGTTCATGCGCGTGCCACACGTAACCACTATTGACTTTGAAACTCAATCCATTGAGGGTCGTCCGAACTACCCGCCGAAGCCGGTCGGAGTAGCGATCAAGCCGTGGCGCAAGAAGGGCAGGTATTTCGCATGGGGGCACCCGACGGGCAATAACTGCACGAAGGCCGAAGCTGTCGCAGCGCTCAAGGCGGTCTGGGGCAAGGGGCCGGTCCTGTTCTTCAACGGCAAGTTCGATGTCGACGTAGCCGAGACGCACCTTGGGATGCCCCGGCTTACCGACACCGACATTCACGACGCCATGTTCATAATGTTCTTGCGCGACCCCCATGCGCGCGAGTTGGGCCTCAAGCCGCTGGCCGAGCGCTTTCTGAATACGCCGCCCGATGAGCAGGATGAGCTCAAGGCGTGGATCATGTCCCACAAGAAAGACCTGGAGGCCAAGTACGGAGTTTTCAAGCCTTCCGAGTGGGGCGCTATGATCAGCAAAGCGCCGGGCGCGCTTGTGGGCAAGTATGCCGTCGGCGACGTTGACCGCACCGAGGCGTTGTTCATTGATAGCTGGGATTGGGTTATCAACGAGCATGAGATGCTTGAGGCTTACGAGCGCGAGCAGAAGGTCATGCCCATATTCTTGGATAACGAGCGCGTCGGCATACGCATTGACGTAGAGCGGCTGCGCAAAGACATCGAGTCCTACTCGGCCATGCTGGAAGCTGTAGACGCGTGGCTGCGCAAGCGTCTGAAGTCGGCATCCATGTCTCTTGACAATGACGGTCAAGTGCTGGAGGCGCTGCTGCGCGCTGGCGTGGTGCGCGAGAACCAGCTTGCGCTGACCAAGACGGGCCGGTTCAGCATTAGCAAGGCCAGCCTCACGCCGGATATGTATGCGGACCCCAAGGTGGCCTCGGCGTTCGGGTACCGCAACCGGCTGACCACCTGCCTCAAAATGTTCATGCTGCCTTGGCTGATACAGGCGGAGGCGCGGGGCGACGGGCATATCTCAACAAACTGGAATCAGGTGCGGGGCGAAAAGGGCGGCACGCGCACCGGGCGCCCATCAACAACCAATCCTAACTTTCTGAACATCAGCAAGACATGGGATAACAACGACGATGGCTACAAGCATCCGTCGCATCTTGAAGTTGATGCGCTGCCGCTTGTGCGGCGCTACCTGCTGCCTGATGTGGACGCCGCGTGGCTGCACCGAGACTATAATGGTCAAGAGTTGCGGTTGCTTGCCCACTTTGAGGACGGTCCTCTTATGCAGGCGTATCGCGAAAATCCATGGATGGATGTCCACCAGCACGTAGCCGACCTTATCGAGACCAAGACCGGCAAGATGTTTGCGCGCAAGCAAGTCAAAATCGCAAACTTCCGGATCATCTACGGAGGCGGCGCACCGGCCACGGCAAGCGGGATAGGTTGTTCTATCGAAGAGGCTAAGAGCCTGCTGGCAGCGCACGGGGCGGCGCTCCCATCCGTCAACGGGCGCGGCGGGCTGTCGGAGCGTATCAAGAAGATTGCCAAGGACGGTGGCGCGATCTATACGTGGGGCAACCGCGCCTACTACGTTGAGCCGCCAAGCTTCAGCAAGAAGTATAATCGGCACATGACGTATGAGTACAAGATGCTCAACTACGAGTGCCAAGGCAGCGCGGCCGATGTGACCAAGCAAGCCATGATCAACTATAACGAACACCCTAAGCGGCGTGGTCGCTTTCTCGTGCAGGTGTATGACGAGATGAACTCCTCATCACCTTCGGCCAAAGCGGCAAAGGCGCGGCGCGACGCAGCTATCGCAGAGATGCAGGTGCTTCGTGACAGCATGGAGGCAGTCAGCAAAGCCCTTGACGTGCCCATGCTCAGCGAGGGCAAGTGGGGCCTGACATGGGCTGACCAGGAAAAGTTCACAGAGGTAGCAAGCGAATATGCGTAAGATGAAAGTCAAGGAACCCACGCCCCGCGCGCTGGAGTTTCGCGATGCCATCGTTCTGGCCATGGTGGACAACGTCACGCCCGAAAACGAGATGGAGCCCATGGAGATGCTCGCAGCCATGGCGCAGCTTGTGGGCAACCTGATTGCAAGTCAGGACGCTACGAAGCACACCACTGATGAGGTACTGACCGTGGTGGCCATGAATATCGAAGAGGGCAACAAGTCGGCCATCAACGAGATGATCGCACAAATGGGAGGCCGCAATTGAGTAATGGAATCACCGCTTGGTCTTATTCGCGCTACGCGGATTACAAGCAATGCCCGCTTCGGTTCAAGCTGAAGTATATCGACAAGCTGAAGGAGCCCGGCTCGCCTGCCATGCAGCGCGGCGGGGATATCCACAAAGAAGGGGAAAACTATCTAATCGCCAAGAAGAAGCCAAAGGCGGTGCCCACGGCCTACGTTCACTTCGCGGATATGATGCAGGACCTGCGCGGGCTTAACCCCATGGTTGAGCAACAGTGGGGCTTCACGCAGCAATGGACGCCGACCGGCTGGTTTGCTGGTGATACGTGGCTCCGCATCATCTGTGACGTGGTGGTGAAGTACGATGACGGCGAGGTCGACCTTATCGACTTCAAGACCGGCCGCAAGTACGATACCAACGAAGAGCAGGTCGAGCTGTTCAGCGCGGCGCCCTTCATCAAGTGGCCGGAAGTGGAGCAGGTCCAGACCCGTCTGTGGTATCTGGACCAGCCGGGTGATAACGAAGTGCTCCGCGTCTACACTCGCAGCGACTTCGATCGCATCAAGAAGGACTGGACGGAAAAGGTGAAGCCGATGTTCAAGGACAAGCGGTTCGCTCCAACGCCCAATCAGAAATGTCGTTGGTGTTCTTTCAGAAAGGAGGCGGGCGGGCCATGCAACTATTGAAAAACGTGACGCTTGAACTGGCCAAGGATGAACTCTTCATCAAAGCGCCGGAGCGCCGGAGGGGCTTTCACTACCTATCAACGCGCGACCCCGCCGTAGTGGCGGAGTTCAAGCGTCTACTCAATCTTATCAATGGGGGCAAGCATGAGGACTGATCTTACACGCGTGATGGTGGACCTGGAGACTTTGGGCACGGTGCCCGGCTGCTCGATCCTGTCCATTGGGGCCGTGGTGTTCTTTCCAGAAGAAGAGCGCCTCGGCGATAACTTCTACTGCGTCGTCAGCCGCCCGTCGTGCCGCGAACACATGCTCTTTGAACAAGAGGACGCAATCGCATGGTGGGGCAGGCAAAGCGCCGCCGCACAGAAGCTGTTTCTTGAAGCGAATACCGGCGGCGACCCTTTGCCGGTGGCGCTCAATCAATTTAACTCGTGGCTCCAGCGTCAGGGCCAAACAAGCAAGATTCGCCTGTATGGTAACGGCGCAGACTTTGACAATCCGATATTGCGGGTCGCCTTCGACTGTGCTAAGGTGAAACCTTACCCCGGCGCATTCGGGGGCCGGTGCTACAGAACGCTCAAGAACTTGGACGAACTGTTGGGGCCGGACTTTGCGTTCCACAAGTTGAGCTCCGCTCAGCGCACTGGCACGCACCACAACGCGCTTGACGATGCGATCAGTCAAGCAAAGCACTTGATGCAGAACGTGGCCCGCATCAAGGCTCTTCTCGCCAGCCACGCATAAGGAACGTACGATGAACGGTATCACGGAAGACGCGCAGAAGCTGGCCGACGACGCGGCAGCTCTTGCCAAGGAAGCGGGCCAGACGGTCGTGGATACTCCGACCTCGCTGCTCGACCGCCTCAATGCCGCCGCCAATGAAGTGGAGGACTTCGTCAGCCACGAGGCCAGTCAGGCGCGCACGAAGCTGCGTGAGGCGATATACTGGCTCGGAATCCACGTGGCCAACACCACGGAAGTGCCCGGCCCCGCCCCTGCGGCAACCGAAGAGCCGACCTCGTGAAGGGTGGGGCGAACAACGTGCAGACAGTGAATCTTAGCGCGCGTGACGCCACCGTCACGGAGCGCATCAACAAGGAGGCTATTCAGACATTGGAGCGCATGTCGGATACAGCTACTCGCCTTCAAAACTTGGCGGACCGGCTGGTGGGCCAAACGCCTGAATACCCGCGCCCGCAGAAGGACTACTGTGACCACTATGTAAGCGGTTCCATGGGCGAAATCCTGGAGGCCGTGCGCCGCATGGACACGATAGTCGATGCCATACAGGAAAACCTGTATCGCGTGGAACAACTGTAAGTGCGGCGCGAGCGGGAGATGGAGCGGCGAGTGCGCAAGAAGGCGCTTAACCGCTACCGGGTTCCATCCATCAAGATGGAGCCCCCGCTCGGGTCTGAAACTGGCTGGCCGGATACTCTATTCTTTATACCGGGCGGTAAGCCGTTTCTGCTTGAGTTCAAGGAAGTGGGCTACGAGCCGGAGCCGAAGCAAGAGCGCATTCACGACATGCTAGAAGGATTGGGGTACGATGTCGCCTGGACTGATAACGAAGAAGCCGCCCTCGAAGCCATTGAAGCGCGTGTTCAGCGCCAGCGCGCATAGGTATCAGAAGAAGGCTATCAAGTTCCTGCTGGAGCATGGGGCGGCGGCGCTGCTGCTGGACCCCGGCATGGGCAAGACGGCTATCACGCTAAAAGCCATTGCATCGCTGGTGAAGGCCGGAGTATCCAAGCGCACGCTGGTCATCGCCCCGCTGCGCGTGTGCCAGCTTGTCTGGCCGTCTGAGCCATCGGAGTGGGATGACCTTGCGCACCTGCGCATCGGCGTGCTGCACGGGTCCCACAAGCAAGACGTTCTGGACAACCGCGATAACTACGATATTCTGGTTATCAACCCAGAAGGGCTGGAGTGGCTGATATGCGGCAAGGGCGCCAGCGTAGATATGAAGCGGTGGAAGTCTTTCGGCTTCGACACTCTAGTTATCGATGAGCTCACCAAGTTCAAATCAACCAAGGGCCTGCGCTTCAAACTGCTCAAGAAAGTGCTGGGGACGTTCAGCCGTCGATGGGGACTGACCGGCACGCCCGCCCCCAACGGCCTCATGGATCTGTTCGGTCAGATGTATGTGCTCGACATGGGGAACGCTCTGGGCCAGTATATCACGCACTACCGCATGAAATACTTTCTGCCTGTGGATCCTCAGGGATGGAAGTGGGTACTGCGCACCGGGGCGGACAAAGAGATCTACGCCAAGCTGCGGCCTCTGGCTCTGCGCGCCAGCGCCGAGGACCACCTTGAACTGCCGGAGATCATACCGCTCAAGGTCATGGTGGATATGCCGCCGCGTGCGCGCAAGATGTATGAGCAGGTTGAGGATGATCTGCTGGCCAAGATTGACGAGGACGTCATCAGCGCGGCCAATGCCGCCGCCGCCAGCACCAAGTGTCGACAGATCGCAAATGGGGCCGTCTATATCGACGATGACCTTGCGGCCAAGGTGGCGGGCAAAAACCGCGAGGCGCTTGTGGTTCACGACGCCAAGATCGAGGCGCTCAAGGAACTAGTTGAAGACTTGCAAGGTGAGCCGCTTCTGGTAGCCTACGAGTTCAACCACGATCTGGAGCGGCTGCGCCAAGCCTTCCCCGGCGTGCCCTACATCGGTTCCGGCGTAAACGAGAAGCAAGCCAAGAAGATCGAGTCGGACTGGAACCTCGGGCTTCTCCCGCTTCTGTTCGGCCACCCGGCCAGCATGGGCCACGGCCTCAACTTTCAGAAGAGCAACGCTCAGCATGTCGCGTGGTTCGGCATGTTCTGGGACTTGGAACTGTATGAGCAGTTTATCAAGCGCGTGCGCCGTCAAGGAAACAAGGCGCTGCGCGTCTTCGTGCATCACTTTATGGCTCGCGATACCATAGACGAGACCATCTACCACGTCCAGCGCGCCAAGGCCAAGACGCAGAACGCGCTGCTAGAGGCGCTCAAGGCGCGGAGGCGCTAATGGCCCGCAAGGCAACCGCCCCGGCACCCGCGCCTTCCGCCTTTGAGCCCTACAGGCTCCGCGATCCGTATAGCCTAATGGGCAGGCGCATTCTTGTGCTGGGCCGGACCTTCCAAGGCGTGTTCGGCGTGGCGCTCAATCCGGCCTACGTGCCCGGCGTGCAAGTGGGAGTAACAGATTGTGTGGTGCTGGATTGGCACTTGAGGAATTACCCGCGTATAGAGGAAGAAACCTCTTTACATTCTCTAATCTCGGGTATAAAAGAATCCATGTTGGCACACGGAGCCACGTCGCTTGCGGTCCAATGGATTGGGGAATGGTCCCCGTTTACTGAAGAGGAGCTGAGTATCATGGCCACCAAGCTGAAGACCAAGGGCGCGGAAGCCGCACCCGCCAAGACCCCTGCCAAGGGCAAGGGCAACCCCGAGGCGCTCGCCAAGGCGCGCGAAGCCCGCTCCGCCGACAGCGCGGAAAGCGACAAGCGCAAGATCAAGATCGTCAACAAGGAGAACCCCTTCCGGGAGGGCTCCAACCGCGCTGCTTCGTTCGACGCGCTCAAGGGCGCCAAGACCGTCGGCGACTACAAGGAAGCGGGCGGTAAGACCAAGTATCTTTCGAAGCTGGTCGAGTCGGGTCACATCGAACTGACCTAATACCCCAGACGCCGGCATCAACGTCTTACCCCGCCCTGATCCGGCGGGGTAAGATTTGAAGGAGGTACTCAATGTTCAGCGTAATCAAACTTGGGGGCTGCAATGGCTCCGGCAAGACCACGGTGGCCCGCGCGCTGCTCGCGGAGATCAATGGCGTACCTCGCTGCAGTCGTAAGACCAAAAAGAACCCCGACTACTATATCGGCCGGTGGGGCTTGACGGAGGTTCTGGTGCTTGGCCCCTACGTGACCACCTGCGGCGGCATGGACAGCATCAGCGACAAGCTTCAGCGCATGGCTCTGATCCAGTGGGCCTGCAAGGGCGACCGCATTGTATTCTTCGAGGGGCTGATTACCGGCAAGACGTACGGAGCCATCGGAGCCATCAGCGAACTTCATCTAAGCGCCAAGAGAGGCAAGTGGATTTATGCTTTCATGGATACGCCGTTTGAGACTTGCGTTGAGCGTGTCGGCCTTCGTCGCGCGGCGGCTGGCAAAGGCATGGAGGACTTCGACCCCGAGCGCACCATGCGGCCGACCTTCGATAGTTGCACGTCGCTCCTCAGGAAAATACAGGGTGTCCAGAAAGCCAAGATCGGCGAGCAGCCGTTTCCGCACCCCACCCATCTTGTGAAGCACGACAAGAGCCCCAAGGCTGAGGCCATTCGGCTTCTCAAGGCAGCGGAGAAGCTTCGCAATGCGTAGCGAAGATCTTGTGCGGTTTATCCGCGCTCGCGAGGCTCACCGCCTAGCCAAAGAGGCCGGGCGCTGGGTCAGCCGATCCAAGCCGGATCCGATCATCGAGCAGTTCCGCTTCTGTAACGTGCGGCGCAACGATGACCGCGTAACGAAGTGGATTCACACTCACTTCTTCAAAGAATGGGGCTACGACTTCCAGCTTTGGTTCCCACTCGTAGTGGCGCGCCTCTTTAACAACGAGGAAACTCTTCAGGCGCTGCTTGATGCGAAGTGCATTCTGCCATTCAAGCCCAACAAGATGAAGAAGGTACTGCACGAGCGCGCATGGGCAGGCAGCAAGAACTTCAACGCAGCCTACATCGTGTCGACCAATGGCCGCGCCATGGACAAGGTCGATTATGTCGTTGATGTGGTACTCCAGCCCGCGTGGGACAAGCGCAAAGAAATGCACCGCCTGATATGGGTTGGGCAGCTTGCCAACGCCCACATAGCCCTGAGCAGCCTTCAAGGTCTTGGCAGCTTCATGGCCGGGCAGGTATTGGCTGACCTGAAGTACGCGCCCATGCCGTGGACGTGGGAGGACTTCAGCACCTTCGCTTGCTCAGGGCCGGGCAGTCGGCGCGGCCTCAACCGCATTATGGCTCAAAATGTCAACGCACCTTGGAAAGAACTTGTCTTCCGGCAAACTCTGAGTAAGCTAAGGGATGCGGTTAACCTGCGCCTAAAGTGGGAAGAGCCGTTGACAGCGCACGATATCCAGAACTGCCTTTGCGAGTTTGACAAGCATGAGCGGGCACGGCTGGATCAGGGCAGGCCGAAGCAGATGTATAAACCACAGGAGAAGAAGTGATGCACACAATTTCAGCGGGCAGCGTCGGAGAGGCGCTGGCCCTTGGGCTTGACATTTTGTCCAGCCCCATGTCAACCTCCAACGAGGCCAGCCGCAACGGCGGCGTCACGGTGCTTAACGGCCCCATGATCACAACATATCAGTCGCCGGTGCGCCGCGTGCTGTTCAGCCCCAAGCGGGACGCCAATCCTTTCTTTCATTACTTCGAGGCGCTCTGGATGCTGGGCGGGCGTAACGATCTGGAGTGGCTGGCGCAATTCAACAAGCAGATGCGGTCCTACAGCGATGACGGCGGGCGTACTCAGCCCGCCGCGTATGGCTTCCGGTGGCGCGACTACTTCGGCTACGACCAGATTGATGCGGTGGTCGAAGAACTACGCTTGCACCCGGAGAGCCGCCGTGCCGTGCTGGCCATGTGGGACGGCTTCAAAGACATGGGGCGCGTGCGTCTTGGCAGCGCCGATGTTCCGTGCAATACTCAGTGCTTCTTCACCATCCGTAACGGCCTGCTGAACATGGCGGTCACGTGCCGGAGCAACGATGCGCTCTGGGGCGCGCACGGCGCCAACGCAGTCCACTTCAGTATTCTGCAGGAATACATCGCGGCGCGGATCGGCGTACTCATGGGCACGCTTACTCAGTTCAGCTGGAACTACCATATCTACGATGGTATTCTCAAGCACTCGATGCGGGACGTCATCATGGATCTTTTCGAGACCGATGCGTACGAGAGCGGCGTGGTCGCGCCCGTCTACCTGTTCAGCCCCGACGACATGGAGTTGTTTGACGAGGAACTCCCGCACTGGCTCCAAGCGGCTGCGCCGGGCGGGCACCGCTACCGGCCGACGCACTTGGCGCTACATCTGGCGGATCGTATGTTGGCCGCGTGGCGTCACCACAAGCGCGGCGACTATATGTCGGCGCTGGCCAGCCTGGAGCCCATGCCGCACCTGTGCGACTGGCGGCTGGCCTGCCAGCAATGGCTGGAGCGGCGCCTTGCCAAGAAGGAGGCAGCATGACTCAGCCAGCTTACACTTTCGCCATCAAGGGCGGTAACGTCAAGCGGTACCACACTATTCCGACCATCATGCCGGACACGGTGGCCCACCACAGCTTCAACGTGTGCATGATGATCATGGCGCTGGACCCGCTTGCCAGCGCCGCGCTATTGCGCGCCGGGCTTCAGCATGACATTGCTGAACACAAGCTGGGAGACATGCCTGCTCCGGCCAAGCGGGCCATGCGGATACGCGAACTGTTCCAGGAGCATGAGGAGGCGCACATGAAAGACGCGGGCATCAGCCCGGAGATACTGACCAAGGCAGAAGAGTGGGTGCTGAAGGTATCGGACGCACTCGACGGAATGCGCTTCTGCGTGCAGGAGCGTGCCATGGGCAACCAGTTGATCTGGGAGCCGTACTTCAACTTTCAATCTTACGTTGAGCAATTGCTGGAAGGGATACCCGCTGATGGAAACCAAATCGCACGCAGAGCCCACAAGTTCTACGAATACTTCAAGGCCGACTGGCACGCCGTCGGGGGCCAATGATTTCCAGATCGGCGGCAAGCACTACAAGGAAGCGGAGTACCAGCACTGGGACTTCGTATGTGATGAGTATCTGCACTATCTGATTGGCAACGCCACGAAATATGTCAGCCGGTGGCGCAGCAAGAATGGCGTGCAGGATTTGCAGAAGGCTCTGCACTACATTCGCAAAGCTGATGAGCGCAACGTGCGCCCCGATCCTAAGCAGCATCGAGGGCACGAAAACATTCATAACTTCATCAAGCAGTTCGACCGACCTGACCGCGATGCCCTGCTGGCAATACTTGAGGGCCGCTACGTGGTAGCGACCCTCATCATTCAGACTTTGATTGCCGATACTACTTCTTGATATTGGTCGTGTAATTCCACACGGCCAGCGCAACGGCGAAAGCCCATGGGGCGAGGCGGTGAATCCACTCGCCCCATTTCTGCGCCGTGCGGTCGGAGCCATCGCGCGCATGGCGATCTGCCTCCAATTGATTGACACGCTCCCATAGGCGCGCGTTGTCATCCTTCAAGTGCTGAAGTTCGACCGAGACCGCATTGGTTTCCATGCGTGCAACGCGCTCACGAACATCAGCCACGGACTTAGCCATATCGGTGAGTTGTGCTTCGATTCGCATCAGGGCCATTTGTGCGAGGGTATCGACCGTAGGGTCAGCGGTGAGCGGATTGGGGGCCATTGGCATTGTCCAGTATTGATTGAGCATCGCGGTATGCCTTGACTACCGCCTGATGCTTGGCTTGACATTGGGCGTAGAGGACGGAAAGCTGACCGTCAGTGAGGGCCAGCGTCGCCTCCAGCTTGTCCAGGAGCGGCGGTGCCGGTGGGCACGGGTCCGCTTCCGACGGTTTGAGGTCCGGAAGGTGCGGAAAGCTGGCGGGCGGCGGCAAGGGGGCGCCACACGCCGTCAGACAAAGCACAATCAGAACTGGAAATCTGCGGAGCATCGTGTATCTCCTTCACTAGAGTGGTGTTGGTGCTGGTCCCGGCCTGCGTAAGCCCGGCCAACCGGCTTTGCAAGTGCGTATCTACGGAGGCCAGACCGTCGCTAAGGCTACCCTGGACCTTGGCCAGTGTTGCCTGCTGTTGGGCGTTTGCGGCCTGCCACTGAGCCGCCACAACCGCCGCCCCGGCCTTGCGCTCTTCGCTGAGCAAGTGGCCCACGCCATAGACCAGCGCGGCAAGGAGCGCCAAAGCGCCCAGCACGATGCCGACCGTCTTCAAAGGGAGTCCGAACATAGCGATTACTCCCCGTCGTACTGCGTCAGATTGTGCGCGTGGATAATGCTGAGCAGCGTGTCGGCGTAGTTGGACGCCGTGGCGTAGACTCGGGCCAGCGCCGTCACATAAGCTTCCACGTCCGGGAGCAGCGCAATGGCTGGCGCGTACTGCGGGCGCGTGGCAATGAGCGCCGCGTGGGCCGTGAACGCGTCGGCGATCGTGGGGAACTTGGCGAACACCAAGTCCTCCGGAATCAGCGCGCCATGCACTTGCTCATGCGTGTGGAAGGTCTGATCGGGGTATCCAACCATGTGCTTGATGCCAAATGGATTGTTGCCGGGGCTTTTGGCACCCCATCCGCTCTCCACGGCCCACTGTGCAAGCGACAGGCTGGCCAGACAGGTGGGATACGCCTTGTGCGATGTGACGGCGCCGTCGATGACGTCAGTTGGGAAAGTTCCGCCCATGTTAATTCTCCTCTTTGTTGACTGTGACCTTGCGGCTTTCGATAGACTGGAAGGAGGCCGGGGGCGGCTCACTGAATGCGGTGCCCGCGATAAGCGCGGCCACGGCACCGAGTACGAGCAGAAGATAGTTCCCAGCCTTGTCGAGATACATGCCCCAGATTTTGGGGTCCTGCGTCTGATCAACGGATCTCCATAGAGACCAGATGATGACGCAGTTCGTGGTCACTACCATCGCGAAGATAATAGCGCCCATGACGCGGCCGATGGCCAGCGTCTGATTATCTTTCCCAGTCATAAGCTGGGCGAACCATTTGCGCAGAAGAGCCTCCATCACTGTGCCCCCATAACGGCCCGAACAGAGTTAGGTGCCGGTGGCGGGGCCGAGTTCGCCACTCCGGAACCTGCTGCCTGAGCAGCGGCGTTGCCAGCATTCTTCGAGTTGATGATCGTGCGAACAATGCGCTGTCCGATGGCGGGGTCCATGCCACGCTGGCGCATGAATTCAATCGAAGATTGAATTTTCTGCGGGTCTTCGCTCAGCGCATCGCGCACCAAACGATTGGCGTCCACGCCTGAGATGCCGACCTTGCCAAACCACGTGGACACTTTGCGCGCCAAGTTAGCGACTCCGTAAGGACTTCCGGTGGCAGCGTGCGCCGCCGCCGCGCCGCCGCTCAGCAGAGTGGCCAGATCATCTAGATCATCGCTACCCTGCTGCATACGACTGGTCTTGCTGCCGAGGCGCGGGTCGATGTTCTGAGTATTGCGGTAGCGCTCCGCTTCGGTACTCATGCCAGCGCGCAGATCAGCGCCTGCATCCGGACCAAGCAGAGAATCCGTGCGAGTCGCCTGATTGGTGCCGTCGCGACCAAGGCGGTCCGCCACTGCGAGCGCCTCTCGATTGCCGTTCCCCGCAATGTCTTGCACGCGCTGTTGAGCGCGCACGCGCATCAGGTCTTGTGCAGACGGCATGGTCAGTGGCTCGCCATTGGCGTCGACCACGCTGGCGTTCGTATTGGGCGCCGCGCCGAAGTTATGCTGGAAGTCGTCAGACGGGGTCTTCAAGAAGTCCGTGCCCTGATACCGCCCCGTACCATCGGCCGCGTCGCGCAGCCCGGCAAGCGTCGCGTGATCGTTGAGCGCGGCATCGTACTCTGGGTGCTGCACGCGGGCGGCGTTGCGGATCGTGCTGGCCATGTCCGTAAGAGCGCCGGGGTTGCCAGACTTCTGCGCGGCCTTGTTGAGAGCACGCGCGGTTTTGTCAGCAATGTCCACGGTCATGGTCGGCGCGCCGCCCCCTGCGGCCCCGGCCTTGGCGCTGAAGTCGGCGCGAATGATGTCTTGCAGCTTGGGCGGAAGTTCATCAAACCGCTTGCCCATGACCATCAGGTCTGCGGGCGGCTCGCTGTCCGATGCCTTGGTGCCGGTGCTTTGCAAGCCCTTGATCAGGTCGCCCAGCTTGGCGCTATCCTCCGGGCCAAGCTGGCGCGCAACCACGCGGAGCGCGGAACGCCCTTCAGCCGTGCGGAAGACGTCAGCCATGGCCCCGTCAACCGCAACCGGGTTATTCCGCACGGCATCGTAGCGAGGTCCGAGGTCCGTGATATCACCGCTCAGCGCCCGGCTTGCTTGGCGCGCGGTGGCACCCTGCATTTCAGGTGGGGCAATCTTGCCCGCCTGATTAACCACGCGCTCCGGGAAGTTATCGTACACCTGATCGGCGTGCTGAGAAACGATATTGGCTGCGTCAGTCTTGTTGGCCGCGATACCGATGAGGCGCTGGCCCTTGGCGTCAACCAAGTCTACCAGCCGTGCAGGAACGCCAGCCGCCTTGTATTGAGCCAGCTTCGCTTCCATCGCGTCAGCGTCTTGGGGCGCGCCCGCGTGCAGCACGGCTAGACCACTAGTATCTTCGCCAGCGCGCGGAATCATGCGGTAGGCTGCGCCAGCCGCAGAGCCGATGCCGTGAATCACTGGCGCAACGGCTGCTCCGGTGACTCCGCCCTCTCCTACGCCCTTGACTACGTTACCGACGGCGTCGGGCACGTTCGTCAAATCACCGGTATCGCCAAGCGCAGTCTCGCCACCGATTTGCGCACCGCGCACGCCAGCGTCAACCGCGCGCATACCAAGGCTAGCGTCGCGAGCCAGACCGACTCCGCGCGTGGGCGCAAGCAGTGATCCGCCGACTTCGCCAAGCCCAAACGCCAGCCCAGAGCCGCCGTTCTGGTGGTCGTAGACTTCGCTACGCGCACGATCAAGGTTGATATCGTAACTATCGCTGAACGACGGGTGGGGCCGGTGGTAGCCCAGAGCATCCTCGATCTTGCCGCCAAGGTAATCGCCCGCCGCGCCGCCAAGCGCGTCCAGACGATCGTCGAAGTGCGCCAGCGCTCCGTGACGAAGTCCGAACCACGCGTCTTCGGCAGTAGAATGTCGACCGTTGGGGTCGGGCGGTGGAGGCGCCGGTTGCGCGATGACCACGCCCTGTGGAATCTTACCGTACTTCAACCGCGTCGGCTCGTACACGTTGTTGAGTCGATCGATGGTTTCCTGCGGCATGGGGTAGCCGTTGTCCTGCGCAAACTTGATGACGTCAGCAGCAGGTTGCGGATTATTCGCATCCGTCATCTCGCGCAGCTTGGCAACCAGCTTGTCCTGACCAATCATGGGCCGGTCGGGCGCTTGGCTCGGCGGCGGCTCATTCTGAGCATCCGGCGCGGCTCCAGGCGTGGGCTGATAGTGGTTCCAGGGTCCGTCCTGCGCTGGGGGCGCGTCCGTTGGCGCTGCGTCAGGCGGCGGCGCGAACTTCTCCCAAGGATTTGCCATTACTGCGGCCTCCAGTTACGGGCTTGGCTTGGATCACCGCCCAGAAATACATGGCCGTCCATGACCGTGCCGGGCTTCGGCGCGGCCTGCGGTCCGCTCTGCGTTTGATAATAGCCCTGCGTCGCAGAGCGCATACGCGCAATCTGCTGGCGCGCCGTCGCGATGTTGGCGTGGAAGTCGGTGGGGTTCTGATCCATGTCCAGATTGGCCAGCGTCTTGGGAAGCTGCTCGACCTCGACCTTCAGAATGCGGTTCCCCAGCGGGTTGCCGTTGGCCTTCAGGTTGGACAGCAACGAAGTCAGCTTCTCAGAGTTGATCTTATCGATCTGGCCCTTGATATAGCGACCATGACTTCCGGGCAGAAGGTTTGTGACCGCACCCATCGCGCCAAGGTGCGAGTTGAGGTTGGGGTCTTTATCCAATTGATCAAGCGTATGATCCATGTCATCAAACATGGACAGAGTGCTCTGCCGACTGGCCGCGTCGCCAGCGGTGGCGCTCTGCTGCTGTGCGGTGGGCTTGCTGATGACCTTGATCTGTCCGGAGGCGTTACGCTGCGCCACCGTGCCATCGGGCAAGCCAAGCGTCTTAACCTGATCAGGCGGCAAAGTTTCCCAGCCACCCTTGCCAGCGGCGGGCACTTTCGGCGGCCCCATGAGGACTCCGGGCGCGGCGGGCGCGGCGGGCTGGGCCCCGCCCTGAATACCCAGACGGGACAGTCCGTCGGCGGCGTATGCCTGCGTCTTCGGCCCCCAGACGGCGCGGTTGCTTCCACCATGATAATAGCGCAGAGCATCCGCCACGTTGCCAGTCTTGTCGACAGCTTCCTGTGCGGCGGCGCCGCCAATGGCGTCTTGATACTTCTGAGCAGCCGGGTCGTTGCTGGTCATCAGATCAGGACGCCACGCCACGCCCGCGCGTGCGGCAAGCACACGACCGGTGTCCGGCATGATTCCGTAGGCTCCGAGGGCGCCCTGCGGACTGACAGCCGTATAATCGCCACCAGACTCCTTCTGCTTTATGACAGGCAAAAGCTGCGCAGCCGGAACCTTCGGAAGCGCGCCGCCTGCGGGCTGGCCGACCTGCGGTGCTGCGGCGGTCGTGGCGAAGCCACCCGTATTCGGGTCAAAGGACGCGGCCATGCCCCCTGCCGGAACTGCCACGGCCTTCCGTTCTGCGGGCGCTGCTGCGACCAGCGTTGGGTTCACACCGCCCGAGTAGCGTTGCGCGCCGGGTGCCAGCGTATAGTCCTTGAGGTTGGCATCTGCCGTTTTCTGATACTCAGGGTCAAACCCTCGAAGGATGGTGGGGTCACGCGCAACCGCCGCTTTCATCTG